GCCTCTGTGACGGTGAAATACGTTATTGCTATCTACATAAAGCCACTTATGCCACATTTGGGTTGTATTGTCATAAGCCCAAGTTAAGTCTAATGATGGGAATGAAACTACATAAACCTCATGGCCTTCAAGCTGGTAAGTCCATGCAATAGCATCGTCAATATACTGATTTACAAGGGTATTTTCTACCGCATGGGTTGAGATACGAGTTGGTGTATATCCTTGCATCATCATAATTTGGGCTTGCCCACGAATATTACGGCTTACATAAGCAAACGAATTACCAACCCTAGCTACTGAGAATTTAGCAGCGATTCCATGTTGTGTTGATGTTCCAGGAATACGCTGGAAAGGAAATGGAAACGCACCAACGTCCGTCCAAACCTCGCTAGAATTCTCACCCAATAAATATACTTCTCGGTGGTCTACTATTAAAGATACCAAGTTATCAGGTGCGCCATCTTTAGAACTAAAACTTAAAGGCTGAGTAATAGGACTAAGGGCATCGGAAGCAGCCCATTCTTGAGTGCCTGGATCGTTATAAACAAAGTAGTTATCCATAATATCTACTACATCAGCGCCAGTAAAAGCACCGTCAGTATTAGGAATAACCGTAAAATTCAAAGCATACATTTGCTCTGAACTGATTGTGTATGATTTATTAATATAGTAGCTAGAGCCTGCCGTTACTATTTGTGTAACGATTGTGCCATCAGATATTCCTGATCCAACGATGGTTTGCCCTAAATATAGGGTTACCGATGGGCTTACAGTAAGGTTATGATAAGTAACACCGCTAACCACTACATCGGCAACAGCGCCTTGGAAAGATATAGTGTTTGACGCATATATTTGCGTAGATGCAACAGTTTGCGACTTATTTAAGGTCCAAGTAGTGCCTGAACCTGACAATATTACGGTTTCGTTACTTAAACCGATACCGTATAGCGCCTGGCCAACCGCTAAAGTGCCTGAAAAGGTGCGACTTACGGTTAAAGTAGTGCCTGAAATAGAGCCTTGGATAGTCGCTGCCGTTGGGTTATTGATCCGCCAAGTATAACGATAAGCACCATCAACAATATAAACGTTTACACCGTTATCAGTAATTCCTACATGGCCTGAGCTAGTATTTAGCTGGCCAACAATTGTGGGGGTAAGGTTAGACGTTAAAACATACACATAAGGGCCACAAACGGCCACCATTTGCATACCACCGCTAACGGTGCGCATACCCCTAACCTCTTGGGTATTAGGCAACACAACCTTGGCTGTTAGCCCTGGTGTTGGGTATAAAGCAACAATACCTCTCTGTCCAGGCAACTTTAATGGATCAATTTCGGCTCTGAAATTAATGCACTCTTGCGCATCCTGGTAAATCGAGGGTGCTTCGTATGATGGGCCAACAAAACCAAAGTCTGGCATTTTTTACCTTATCTAAAGAAGCCACCGCTTAAAATCCATCCTGCATCTTTTTGTCTGCTGCTCAAAATAGAATCAGCAAAACGAGCGGATTGAACAGGTTTCATATTAGTGCGTTTGACCGTTGCTTTTCCTTGCGCTGCATATTGCTGAATCATTGCTATTTGAACTTGAGACGCTTTGCCATACATAGGCATTAACCGCTCAGCCAAACACCATCTTAAAGCCATCGTATAGCCCTGTGGCAAATTAATATTGTCATTTAAGTTGGTATAGCGAGTAAAAATGGTATCGGCAAACATGTGCATTTCGCCTTGGCTTGGATTAGGCCATACAAATATGTTTCCTAATGTTTCCGCAGGCTGGTAATACAAAGCCTTAGGCCAAGGACCGTTTAGGGTCTTAAGACCAATCATTTCATAATCATTAACGTTCAAAATGGCTACTGGATAGTCCAAACCACCGTTAATAATTGGAACACCGTTTGAGTTGGTATTGATACGCACAAAGGCGGAGTCAATTTGCAAAGGACGCTGGTAATAAGCGTTGATTGTTTCGCTTGCTACGTTTTGGTTAATATTGACCAAATATGTGCCAGCTTCGTTTACATTACCGCCAGCTCCTGTGGCAAAGGCTGTAATAGTTGTTCCTGTAGCTATTCCAGCGCCACTTAAGGTCATTCCTAAAGAAATAGCGCCTGACTGGATAGAGCTAATAGTTAGAATATTGCCTGAAATAGAACCAGTAAATATAGAGCCAACTTGTCCGCCTGGGCCAATAGTATATTGAGTTTGACCTGAAACAATAGGAAATATGATTTCAGTCTTATAAAACACCATCATTTCTTCGTTTGACCATTGATCTACAAGGTCATTGAGCATATCAAAAGAATCTTGAGCAGCTTCAGGGGTTGGAGTTTCACCAGCTTCCAAAGCTCCAATATCTTTTAATGCTCTTGAAATGATGTCTATTGGCATTGTCATAATTAAATCTCAGGTTTAAATACTTGTGGTTGCCAGGGAGGTATGACTTTATTTTCCATCGCCTCTAACTGCTCTTGTAATCTAGCGGTAATATGGCATTGACCATCTTTTATTGCTTCGCCCTCAATCCAACCAGCTACCATTTCTTCGGTAACTTGGTCAAAAGGCACTTTTGCAGTTGGGCAGTCAAAATACCAATTACCTTCAGTTTCTACTGATTTATCTTCACTTGAAGCGGTGACATGATAACGAGCATGAGTAATCACGCCATCTTTAGCAGAAACTTCTAGGATTTTCCAAGTAAACATTATTTAGCGATTGCTGCGGTAAATGGGGTTAAATCGTTAGAACCATAATACTCAGCACCTTTTGCTACTTGAATCTGTAGGTGTTCTTTATTCCGAGTAATCACATCAGCCCATTCTGCGTCTGTGCCTTTCCAATCAGCAGGTTTTCCTGCATTGATAAGGTTTACAGAATCCATAGCTGCTTTATAGTCTTGTGTTACTTGTTGGTCGTGGGTTAGTTCCATTTTTATGCTCCTAATTTAGCTTTGAGTGCGTTTACTTCTGCGGATAATTCTTGAATTGCTTTTACAAGATAAGGAATAAGATTAGGTGTTAAAGATAACATTCCATCTTGTTTTTCGTTTACTTGCTCTGGCAAAATTGCTTGGTATTCTTGTGCAATAAATCCAATATCATGTTTATCATTTTCAATATAATCAAACTCTACTGGGCGTAAAGCTGAAATTACATTAAGCCCTGATTTTAAAGAAACAACATTTTTCTTAATGCGAGCATCAGAAGTAATTGACCAAAGAGTAGAATTATTGCTTTGATACCAATTTGTTCCATTGTGATAAGCTCTAGGATTACCATCACCATCAGATAACACAATGTAGTTACTTGCTGTACGGATGTCTAGACCGCCTTGATTGCCTGAGTATCCACCAAGAATGGTATTTTTAGAACCTGTTGTTACATAATAACCGCAAGCAACGTTTGCATTTGAGCCAACAAAAGTGTTTCCTGAACCTGTTGTTAAACTGCCTCCTGATTGAGACCCAACAATTAAATTTTCTGCGCCTGTTGTTAAGGCATATCCAGCTTGCCATCCTACACAAACATTGTAACCAGTTCCTGTTGAGGCAGAATATCCAGCTTGATAACCAAGATATGTATTTGCTGGTGATGTTGTTCCGCTATATCCAGCTTGATAACCTACTGCTGTGTTATTAGATGCGGTGGTGTTGTTTTGTAAAGAAGCATATCCTAATGCTGTATTGCTACCACCTGTAGTATTACTGAACAAAGAAGCACGACCAACTCCAGTATTAGAAACTCCTGTCGTATTTGCATATAAAGAAACAGAACCTAAAGCGGTATTATCTGTTCCACTTGTATTTACAAGCAATGCGCTATAACCGAAAGCAGAATTTCTTGCGCCAGTATTTGAGCCTGATAATGCGCCATTACCAACTACAGTATTTCCACTTACATTTCCAGCACCTAGACCAACAGTAAGACCTGATATAGAAGCATCATTAGCTAAAGTTAAGCTAGTGCCGTTAAAGGTCATGTTGGCAGACGATGTTTCTAAACCACCTGTAGTTGCGTAAACAACTTGAGTAGCAGTTAGACCTGTGTTGGTAATGCTAGTAAATTTACCTGTGCTTGGGCTTGTGCCACCAATAGCAGGAGGAGAAGCTAAATAAGTGCTAAATCCTGTGCCTGATACTGTTGAGCTTGCAGAAAGAGTAGTAAAAGCACCAGAGTTAGGTGTTCCTGAGCCAATAGTGCCTGGTGCTGTATAAGCA